GCATACGCGAACCGCTTGCTTTGCTGTGTCTTTTGCGATGTTGAACCGCTTGCACACATCGTCCAGTTTGCCACGGGGCAGATACCCCGGGGTTGACTTGCACTTCAAAAGAAAGTCGCCCACGTTCCACATTAAGCACTGGCTCAGTGTCGAGACCGTGTGCCCTAGTTCATCAATCTCCTCATGGCTTAATTCTCCATGGAATATCAGGCCAGTTCGTGTGATCTCGACTTTTGCTGGCAGCGACAGTCCCGTACTCACCCTAGCCTCCATGTTCGACTACCTCGCAACACCTATACAGTACCCGTTCGGCACCGCTCACGCAACCGTTTTCAAAACGGTATCTCCTCATCCGCCCACTCGTCCACGACTGCCGGCTCGATCCACTCGTCTGGCGTCGGGATCGTGTCGAGCACGTAGTCGTAGATCCGGTTGTATTTCGGGTTGCTCTTGTCCTTGCCGACCAAGATTGACCGCGTGTCGGCAATGGCTTGCATGCCCCAAAAGTCAAGAGCCACTTGGACTTTGTTTGGAACCGGTGCCGAGCAGCGGCACATCCACCAGTTGGCGGCTTTTTGAAACGCGAACCCGTTGTGCTCCAGGCAGACCCATTCGCTGTACGGCGGGTCCAGCTCACCCATGTCGCTTGTGTAATAGTCTACTCGCAGCGTCTTCGGCGCGTCGATCGGGGCACTACGCTTGGTGTGTTCTTGCCAGTCGATCCTAACAACCTCTTTCCATTCAGGCGGGTCGACCTTTTGCAGGACTTCGCTTTCCTTATCCGCCTCGACGTCGTGTTTCGGCATCATGGATTCAGGAAAGACGAACCCGCAGTCGCACTCTTTGGCTGCGATTAGCACTTCTTCTTCGCAAGACGGGCAAATCTTAGTCGGCGCATCCCCACCCCCTCGACCACTCCTCACGCTTCGCTTTCCGTACTCGGGATCGTCCAGGGCGCCATGTCGTTCGAGGTTGCTTCCGTAGTCGAGCAGGAGGCAGTCGTTTTTACCGTCGTGCAGGCGGAACCCTCGCCCAACCACCTGATAGAAAAGACCCGGGGAACACGTTGGTCGCAGTGCCGCCACGCAATCGACTCGCGTGGCGTCGACCCCTGTAGTGAGTACGTTGACGTTAACGAGGCACTTGAGTCTGCCACTTTTGAACCTTTCGATGATGCTGGCTCGTTGCAGTGGTAGCGTGGCTCCGCACAGAAACTCGGATTGTAGCCCCCGCCTGTTCAGCTCGCTGCAGACATGCTCACCGTGGTTGATCCCGGTGCAGAATACCAGCACCGCATTGCGGTCTTTGGTAAGCGAGACGATCTCGTCGCAGGCGGGCCCGACGACCGCGCTGGCGTCCATGAGCTCTTCGAGTTGACCAGCGACAAAGTCGCCTCGCTCTACTCGGACTTTGCTTGTGTCTACCTTGACGCCGCCAACTTGGTTTGTTACTGGTGACAGGTAGCCGTCGTCGATTAACTCGCGAATGCTGGCTTGGTAGCAAACTTTGTTCAAGATCGCACCGGGACGGCATATTCTGCCGCTGCTGGTGCGGTACGGCGTGGCAGTCAGTCCTAGTATTTTCAGTCGCGGGTTGACTTCAGCGAGTTCTTTTAGGAAGCGGCGATACATAGTGTCGCCGTCTGGCTGAATCAGATGGGCCTCGTCGATGATGACCAAGTGCCGGCGGTCGAACTCAAGAGCCCTCTTGTAGACGGACTGGATTCCACACACAATCACGTCGTGCTCGGTGTCGCGACTCTTCAGTCCGGCGGAATAGACACCGACGTCTAGGTCAGGGAACCATGATCGCAGCGTGGCAGCACTCTGCTCGAGCAACTCTTTGACGTGTGAGACGATCAGCACGCGGCCCTTGAAGTTGCTTACGGCTGTCTTGGTTATCTGAGCGAGCAGAGGTGTCTTGCCGGATCCTGTTGGCATCACGATGCAGGGGTTGTCGGTGCGCCGTTTGAGATGGCGCCACACTGCGTCGTGGGCGTCCTGCTGGTAAGGTCTTAGCTGCACAACTGCTCACCTAAAAAGCCGCTCGCCGCGCG